AGTATAATTAATATAGTTAATAACTGACGGCATACACCGCAGATTATTATAAATAAAAATATATAAAATATAGCAAAATGCTACAAATAAAAAGGAGAATACACTATTATGGCTGTTATGAAGGAAAATACGAAGAAGGTTATTACTTATCTGCAGGGACTTAATGCTAATGACAATGTGACTGCGGCGGATGTTGCTGAGGCTCTTCATCTGGAAGTGCGCAGCGTGAATGGAATTTTTACTCGTGCAATTCAAGTCAAGGGATTTGGCTTCCGGGATGAGCAGGAGATTGAACTTGAGGACGGAACTCATGCAAAGGTAAAGTTCCTGCGTTTGACTGATGCTGGCAAGGCTGTAGATGTAAATGCTACTGACGCAGAATAATGTATAAATAATAAGGGTTTGGTAAATAATATCAAACCCTTCTCTTTTATCATTACTATTGAGGTTAAAATGAACAGACACGATAATGATGATGCTAAACAAAACCTATATGATGAAATTGTTAACTTTTTAGATAAAGGCACACTTTCTGACTTGTTAAACATTATAGCGGATATAATTAAAAATAAAGAAGATGTAGGTACAATTTAAATGAGTTTAACAGAAAAAGAAGTTAATGATATTATTGAGTCAAGTTCAAATTTGGACGAAGAAATTACTGAAAATATAAAACAAAATCGTTTGATAATGGCGAGAGTTCCATTAACTGTTGAAGATTTTTTATCCATTCTTAAAGAAGATTTTGAAGATTTTGATCCTCTACATTTTGAGCAAGTAGAGCCAGATTTTATGGATGACATTAAAAATTGGTGTAATGCGCTCAATAACGTTCGTAATGCTTATTTACGTACGGAGGACAATAAATATTGGAAATTATTTTGGGATTTAATTCCTGCTGGCTATATTTATTGTGCTTGACTTTTTAAAAAAAATATTATATAATATATATAAAGAATTAAGAAAGGATAAAGATTATGTCAAAGCAACAGGAATTTTTGGACTTTTGGAATTATTTAATTCATGATGTAGCAGGAGACATTGAAGTTCCCGAAAATGTTCAAGCTTATATTAATGCTATGGCAGAAACTACCGTTGTGAATAAGCCGGCCTTTACAGAAAATGGTAAAAATATATTGATGTGGTTGCAGTCTGCTCCAGTCACAATGTATAAAGCCAAAGATATCGCTGAAAATATGTTAATTAGTTCAAGGACTGTGTCTGGTTCTATGAGGAAATTGGTAGCAGATGGTTATGTAGAAAAAATTGGAAATTCACCAATTGTATATATTATTACTGAAAAAGGAAAAAATGTAAATTTTGAGGAGTAAAATAATAAATGAAAAAGAATTTTGAAAATAGTACACATATTGAAGGATATGTTTTTGATCATAAGTTGGAAAAGAAAATTACTGGACCGCAGTCTAAAAATCCAAACACAGAATATATCACTGGTACATTGAATATTGCAACAGATGAAAAATGTGAGAATGTAGTTCCTGTGCATTTTACATATATTACTGCAACTACGTCTAAAGGCGGAGCAGATAGTCGGTGGCCAGTTCTAAATAGTATTATTGATGGTGCACCAACAGTGGCGTCTAGTGGAAAAGAAAATGCGACAAAGGTACGCATTGATAGCGTGATTGGGCTTAACGAATGGTTTAGAGACGTTAAAGATGAGAAACCGATTAGTATTATGCGTAATGAAGGTGGATTTATTCATATTGCGCAGAAACTTGATGAAGATGAAAAGAAACGTGGAACTTTTAAAGTTGATATTTTGATTACAAATGTTAAAGATGTGGAAAGTGACACGGATGAACGTGTTCAAGTTCATGGATATATTTTTGATTTTAGAAAAGCTTTGCTTCCTGTTGATTTTTCTGTTACAAATCCAAATGGTATGAATTATTTCCGTAGTCTTGAGGCTTCAAATCGAGAGCCAGTTTTTACTCAGGTATGGGGACAGCAGGTATCTCGTACATTGCGGACTGTAAAAACTACTGAAAGTGCATTTGGTGAAGATGAAGTAGAAATCAAAGAGACTTCTACAAAAGATATGGTAATTTCTGGTTGTCTAAAACATGCTTATGTGTTTGATGATGAAGATACAATTACAGTTGTAGATTTGCAGAAGGCCATTAGTGATAGAGAACTTTATCTGGCAACTATGAAAGAAAATCAGATTAAATATCAGGAAGCTCGTAATAGCGAAAAAGCAACAACAGCAACAGCTGCAGTTTCTTCTGTAATGTCTGGTTATAATTTTTAATTGGAGGAACTAAAATATGGCAAACGCTTTGACAATGATTAAACCCCATGAAGTTAGTCGAGACCTTCGTGGATATAGCGTAATGTTTTATGGCACAGCTAAATCTGGAAAAACTACGATTGCCAGTAAGTTCCCCGGAGCGCTTATTCTTGGTTTTGAAAAAGGATGGAACGCGTTGCCTGGTGTCATGGCAATTGGCGTAAATAGTTGGCGCGAATTTAAGAATTATCTCATTATGCTAAAAGATGAAGAAACAAAAGCAATGTATCAAACAATTGTTATTGATACTGCTGACATTGCATATGATTATTGCGTAGATTATGTTTGTAATCAGAACAATGTGGATACAATTGGAGATTTGGCATATGGCAAAGGATATAGTCTAGTAGCAAAGGAATTTGACACCAGCATTCGTAAAATTCTCCAACTCGATTATGGCCTTGTGTTAATTTCGCACAGTACGGATAGAGTAGAAAAAGATGAAAAGGGTAATGAATATACACGCCTTGAACCAACGCTGGATAAACGTGGCCGATTGATTTGTGAAAGAACTTGTGATATTATTGGTCTATCCAGGCCTACTGCAAATGAAGATGGAACAGTAACTACTAAATTGTTTATGCGTGAAACGCCAAGGTTTGTTGCTGGGTCACGATTTAAATATTTGAAGCCCGTAATTGAATTTACTTATGATAATCTTGTGAATGCTATTCATGAGGCTATTGATAAAGAAGCAGAACTTACTGGGCATAAGTACATTACAGAAACAAAAGCAGCTACTTATCAAGAGGAAGAAGAAGTTATTCCTTCTTATGAAGATATGAGGAAGGAAGCAGGAGAACTTATTGGCACACTAATGGAAAAAGATCCTAATAATCGTATGAAAATTAGTAAGATTATTTCTGATTATCTTGGCGCCAAAAAATTCGCTGATGCAACAGAAAAAGACGCAGATCAAATTTATCTTATTCTTCAGGAACTGCGTCGATTGTAAAAGATTGAAAAACAGCGAGTGTAATACACTCGCTTGATTTTTTATAAAATAAATAATATAATATAGGAGTAAAAATGCTTACATCATCTCAAATTTGTGTATTTGGTTTAATAATTATAGCGGCAGTTGTGTCTATCAAGCAAATACAGAAAGTTAATGCATGGGTTTGGATTGTCGCATATTGGATTGTATTGACATTTAAAAATATATACGATTGGATTGGTATGAATGGCAAGTAAGAAAAAGATGGCTCCTGTAAAATGCTTATATTGCGGACAAACATTTAGTCGTGATTTAGAAGAATACGTTTAGGTAAATAGCCGAAGATATGCTCATAAAATATGTTATGATAGACATAATAGTGAACTATCTCAAGAGCAAAGAGACTTAGAAGCGCTTAATACATATATTAAAAAATTATTTAATATAGATACATTAAGTGTGCGTATTCAAAAACAAATTCAAAGTTACCATGATGATAAGAATTTTACATATAGTGGCATTCTAAAAAGTTTAACATACTTTTTTCAAGTTAAAGGTAATTCAATAGAAAAAGCAAATGGCGGAATAGGTATTGTGCCATATGTATATGAAGATGCTCGTAACTATTATACGGCAATATGGATGGCGCAGCAACAAAATCAAAATAAGCCTATTGAACAATGGAAACCAGAAATTGTTGAAGTTCATATTCCACCGCCAAGAAGAAAGAAGCAAAAAAATACAAGGTTTTCATTTTTAGACGAAGGAGAAGATTAAGTGGCGTCTAAATATGTTGATAATACAGCTATAATGCAAGTAATTGGATGCGTTTATAACGACCCAAGCATTTTAGAAGCTGAAGATACTTATTTTGTAGTAGAAGATGACTTCGTGGATGATTTTCATAAAATTATTTACGGCACTTTGTTGAAATTATATGAAAATGGAGTTAAAATCTTTACTTTAGAGGCTATTAACGATTTTCTAGAAAATCATCCAAAAAAGAAAGCAATTTGTGATTTAAATAAAGGGAATGAATATTTAACATAGATTAGCGCATTTGTAACACGTTCTACATTTGATTATTATTACAATCGAATGAAAAAAATGACGTTGTTAAGAATGTATGATAATTATGGATTAGATGTATCATTCTTATACGACCCAGATAATATTTTAGACAGTAAGAAAAAAGAAATTCAAGAAGAATGGTTAGATAATACTTCATTAGAAGCAATAGCAGATAAAATTGATGAAAAGATTGCGTCTGTTCGTTCGACTTATGTGAATAATGATGTTAAAAGCCGAAGCTGCGAAGCTG